CCTTATCGCTTGCTTTTCTACCCTCATCTAAGTTAATTGGAATGCCTGCTTGTTTCGCCAAATCGACTAATAGCTGACAATAAGCCGCATAATCCTTCAAGAATGTAGCTTTGTCATTTGTACGGCATAATTCAACTTGTGCATACGCATACCCATTTCCTTTAGCACCGCACCCCCAACTTACAAATCCTACAGGCGCGACTTGTACCACTCGACCGCCCCCACCAACAAAATGCGTCACAAAAGCATTTTGCCAGTTGTTTGACATGTAAGCCACTTCGTTATCAATCGTTGATTTATCGTTCGCAGTTTCATGCGCCACAATAAAATTAGAGGCTTTCAGTTTGGCTTTTGGCAATCCGCTAATCAGCTTCTTTTCTACTTTATAAGTCATCACACAACACCCTTTCTTTTTTCGTCTTGTAGCACTTGATCAGCTTTTTTAGCCGCTTTTGTAAAACTATTATTCTTCCACCAAGCCCACACCGAAGCCGCTGCTGTTAGCAACAAGGACAAAGCCCCTGCTAGCTCCTCCTCGCTAAAAACAAAATCAAGCGGGCTTAGATTAAACAAGGCTAAGACCTGATTAACTAATGCCACCAACAAAAATAAAGAACGTGCCATTACCTCACCCCAATTATTCCAGTTTTTCATGTTTATACTCTCCTTTCGTTTTGAAGTTTTGTGATAAGTTGGTTCAATGCCTGATTTTCTTCTTTTAATTTTGTTATTTCTTCACGTAGTTCACCAAGCTGCCGATTATATTCGTCGATGATCTTCTGAATCTCAGTTGTATAAAGAGTTTCCATCGTTGTCTTGCTTGTTCTTTTTGATGCAAAATAGGTTCCTAGACCTGTGATACAAGCAACAATTACTGTCGCAGGAATCGAATAAATAAGGTTATTCACTTAAAGTCCTCCCTTGCTGCCTCGTAAATGATAGCGCCCAACAATCCGATTGTAAAAATCCAGCCACTGTTAGGATATCCGGCAATTTCTCTGAATAAAAAAGCAGCCCAAAAAAGCCCCCACATAAAAGCTGTGCTTACCAGCGTCCATCTTTTTAATTTGTTCCAACCAGATAAAATACAAAGTAAATTGACAAAACCTATAACTGTCAAAATGATAGCAGCTATACCGTCATCCATTACGTTTGTAAAGGTTTGATAAGCTCCTCTTGTTTCCATAAAATTGTCATGCCAGATCAAAAATAGTCCGAAGATCAATGTTTGACCTCCGATTATTAAACCTAGAACGTTATTTTTAATTCGATTCTTCACTAAAACACCTCTTTCAAGCCAAAATAAAAAAGCTTACTCAGCTTCTTCCTTGCTATTTAAAATTTCTTCGCTTTGACTAACTGTGATTTTTTTTAGTTCTACAAAACGCTGAACCTCTTTTATATCATAAAACCCGCCCAAGTAGTATTCTTTAATTTTTTCGAACCAATCAATCGCCATCTACAAAACACCCGCTTCCACTAAGGATAGTAATAAATCTGCATGATCTTGTTGTGCTCCAGATGCCATATTTTCGACATCGGCTAAATATAAAAGTATCTCTGCCCCATCTTGGCGCAGTTGTTCCATTTCTGAAAGTTCCCCTTCTTTTATCGGTTCCGGCTCTTCCCCTAAACTCCATCTTCCCTCGTCTTCGTCAAATATTGGGTTAATAGATGGAGTTTGTGGCGCCACAAATGTATGAAGAGGAGGTAGATTAAACTCTCCGTTTTCATCTTCAAAAATAAGAGCATCACGTAGAAAAATACCATTTACATCGTACTCGTAAGCCTGCTTAAAATCCATCAAGAAACCTCCTTCGTAAAGTACATGATGTTGTCCAATCCTGTGTTAACACTAGCCGTACCTACAGCTACTATATTAATATCACCAGAAGGTTGCATATAGATATTTGCCTGATTGCCCGCATTTGTCGACTGTTGTGCGGCTGGAAACATTTTGTTCCATGTTGTATCAGGCTTTAGGAATTCCGGGACAGTAGCGCAGACACCGGTACCCGATCCAGTTCCCTGGCCAACGATTCCAGAGATTGATACCAAATACCTTTTTCCGATTTTAGTATACGTCGCAGAGAGAGTTTCTGTGGCAACGAAACCGTTTTTCGGTGTAAGGTTCACTTTAACAGGTGCTAAATCATTTGACAAAGTGTCGATTTTTGTTCCTAAATCAGTTGACATTTTGTAGCTTGAAAACTCCATCCACCCATTGGTGTCCGTATTTGTGCTTATTGTAGGAGCCAAAGGGTTACCATATAAATAACGAATGAACAATCTTCCTTGATATTGTACGTACATTTGAATGATGGAATTAGATGAACGTGGTAACGCAAAAGCACTGCCCGCAGTATTGTTTCCAAGTATAACGGGGGCATTCTTGGCGCTTCCGGATACATAGTTGTTTCGCATAAATAAAATAACGTTGTTTAAATCGTTGTCTTGTAATGAAACAACTGCATCGTTTAGAACATCAGAACCATTCATTTTAACAATGGCCGTACTCCCATTTCTACCGATCTCCACAGCTTTCGTTGCTTTTATAGTTCCGGTTGCTACCTTTTCTACACCGTCTATCACAGATTTGGTATTTTTATAATCCGCTGGAGCATATCCCATCAGATAATTTGAGGTTATCTTCTCTAAACCAAATTCTGAGTTATAAACCGGTTCCCCTCCAACTGTATATTCGATATAGTCCTTCCATTCTAACGTCCTACTAAAATATAGACGCACGACTGTTCCAGTTGACAACGCCCCTACATAATGACGTACAGTTCCGTACGAACTTGAAAACGCTTCTGTCGAATAGTTATCAATATTTCCTGTCGCAACATCTCCACTTTTCTTGAGAACGTTTGATGCGGCCAATTGTTCTTCTAAAGTTCGAAGTTTATTTTTTAAATCAGAGGTGTCCGTTTGAAGCTGTAAGACTTTTTTATTCAACTCATTTGATAAGCTTTCGAATTCGTCCAGATACTCAATTTTAATGTCTTCTAATTCATGGATATACACCGTCGAGATGATTTCTAAATCCTCATCAATCAAAGCTTTATCCACTCTAAAATGAAACTTATGAACAGAAAGTGCTTGCCCTCTCGTATAATCAAGATATAGTTCTGCTGAAATAACGCCGATCGTATGAATAACTTCTTCTGGTAAGATATAAATAATCCTACTATTCTCTTTATCGACTTCTGCCGCCGCTTGATACTTTAGATTTTCAGCTTTAAAATAGATAGTTGCTTTTAAATCGCTTAAGGGAAAGGGAATGCTCTCCGTGTCTTGAATGTCAAATATCAACCGGGCTGTATCTTTGTCATATGTTGAAAAGGTTGCTTTTAAATCAATAGTTGTTCGATTTTGAGCAGATACTTCTAAAGTTTGTTTTGCGTTTTTATATACCTCATTTAGATTATCCATCTGTTTTCAACACCTTTCCTCCGCCCGAAGTGCGTTCTGGAATATCAGCTTTCCAAACAATGTTGTCAGTGTTATAAATGATAGAAGATTGTGGATATAGCCCCGTACCGCTATTGGTACCATGGCTTATTTTTTGAACAATTACGTCCGCTGCATTATATCCTCGAACGTCAACGGATTGGGAAACAAAATGACAAAAGTTGACGTCTGCCTTACAAGCGTCAATAAATACGCATGTAAAGTCTGTGTTTGATTTTGTATTATAAGCCATCCTACACTTTTGAATTCTAACGAAACCACAACGATTGACGCGAATAAAATACTTTTGCGTTGTGCCTACGGTATTGGTTTGTTCAAGACCCGATATAAGAACGCTACCTACAACGTCCTCTAATAATAAGCTTCTAATTTGGACGCCTGTTGGACCAGTCGAAGGGTCGACAGTTTCGTAATTTGTCCCCAAAATGTTTATCTTAGCGCCGTTAATATTTGACAGAATTACATCTTCGTCATAGCGACCCGGATTGATCCAAATAAAAACAGATACGCTCAATAATCTTGGTAACTGAGCCACTGCTTTATTGATGGTTTTATAAGGAGATTCGAACGACCCTGTGCCATCAACGTCGCTGCCTTTTGTAGCGTCCACATATAATTTAATAGTTGATTGATCTAACCCATATATTCGACTAATTATTTGTTCCATATTTGAATACCTCTGATTTAAATCTACTATTTGGGTAGATACTTTTGAAACTCCTTCGAAAAGCGCATCTTCAAAATAATCGAGACGGTCTTTAAGCGTTAAAAATTTCATCTCAGGATACAACTTAGCGACTCTTGAATCGACCACTTCTGTTATATCATCACCACCAGCGTCTACGACAAGATTAGAAACCCTTTGATTTAAGGCTTCATTTATAGAAAAAGTGGAACCGAAAAGTTCTTCAATTAAATCTAAGTTATCATTGTAGTCGTTTTTGAAGGCTGAGTTCAGAAGTGGACTTTCCATTTTCTTAAAATCCGACAATTACTTCACTCCTTTTTTGTTTATAGTTCTTGCCAACTGAGCCATAATGCTCATAATACTGCGTTTATTATTAGATAGAATGATCTCCGGTGGTATAATACTGCTGAATGGATAGCGCTTATAACCTACAATTTGAATATCATAATCTAAACCCAAAGGTTCGTAAATGAATCTCACAAAGTCCCCTTTTCCACATTTATAAGGAAGCCGCAATGTTATATTTCCTGATGTAGCCGGATAATCTTGCAACTCCAGTACTAATCTTCTATCCATATTTCCAGCAACCGTATATCTATCGTCTTCAATCGGCGCTTGAATACGTCTACCCCATCTTAAATACTCAGAGCTCCGATATGTTCGTGGCGAAAAATAATAAGTATCATCTTCTTTCTTTTTACCAAAACCTCGTATCTCAGTTTTGAGAGACATAGTGTCGATATCGAACGAAACTTCGTCGGTATTATATTGATATCTAATTTCATTTTCTGTCGTCTGCCCGTAGTCTTCTCTTGGTATAAAAGTCAAGTGCTTATTGTCCACTAGCATGACAAGTTTATAATCGTTCAGAACCTCCTGAACAAGTTGTAGATAGTTGGCATTCCCAAAATTTTCTTGCTCCACTTTTTCCACAATCTTATTTTTATCAACAAAATCGTACACAAAACCCATGTCGCCAAGTTCACCTGAAAAAATATGTTTCAAGCAATCCATAACACTCAAAGTTCCGGTCTTCGTATTATATTGATAGCCATCTTGCATAGTCAACGATATGTGCTGTGCGTTAACATTTTTAGAGACAATCGACCCATTCGCTGACAAAACGACTTTTTTTACTATAAATTCTTGACCTTCCAAAAACAAAGAGCTTTCATAATCCACCAAGTCAAATTCGAACGAATTAGCTTCTAATTTATGAAGCACGAAGTCAACTTGATATTGTTCGTTTTCAACCCATGTTTCGATAAAACTATTAGGGTCATACCCTGTTAAAATCTCTCTGAAATTCTTATTGTGATCAGATACATATACATCGACCAATTTCCCACCTACTTATATAAGAATCTAAAATCCCAGGTTGTTTTAACACTGCTTACATTTTTTATTTCAATTTTATTTATACCAGGCACTAAAGTGATTAAACCTAAGTTTGTCAATCTTCCACAGCGAATTCCATTTTTAAAAATCTTAGCTCCTTCAATAATAACCGTATCAGTAGTACTCAACGTTTGATCGTCATTGAATTTGAACAGTTCTCCAGTCGTTCTGTTAATGATAGTCAAACCGCCTAGCGATCGAGCTTGAATGATAACCTTCATGTCATTTGTCCGCGGGTTTATACTTAAATTCCCCGCATTGTATATTTCAAATTCATTCCTCGTGTGGATGTAAGAATGGTCTCGTGCTACCATATTCTGTCCAAGTTGCCACTTATCTGAGTTCATTGAAAAATCCCCGACAGTGGAGTCAAGGGATTCTTTATGACCTTTGTAGACTTTGAAAATGATAGTGAACTCGAAATCACTAGAATGACCCATTTCATATTCAAATGATGCTTTATTAACTGGGTATCGATAGCCTGGATAGAATGAGCTGCTCACATAATACCATCCACGTTGATGAATAGTATTTCTCAAATCACCAATCACCAACAGAGGGTCAGATCTTCCGTCATAATACCCTTTAAAAATGATTTCGAAAGGAGAAAAAGTTTTATCAAAAACAAGCTCTCCGTCCACACCTCGCATTTCTATGGTATCTTCAAGGGTGTTCACATCCGATTCTTTCCCTTCTAATATGAAAACACCAGGTAATGATGATAGATCGATGCTATCCGAGTCGGTAAAACAGATTAATTTATGATTTATCATACATAGTCCCCTTTCGAGAATAAGAAAGAATCGAGTTGATCCGTTTGGAGTCTAGTGGTACTCTGTTCAAGAGCTTTTTTATCAACAATTAGTTCTTTCGAAACTAACAATTTCAACAACTCGATCATCTGTCCTTGTTGTTTATTTGATTCTTGAAGTCGTGTCAGGAGCTCGCGGTCATTGCCACTGCTTCTAGAATCGCCACCCGCTTTGTTAATTTTATTACCAGTAAGCGCACGACTTAAGGCTCGCATCAGAACAGAGTTTGAGAAAATCGGTGAAACCGCACGTTTGGTGCCTTGAGCAAATCGAGGTATAGCTCTCATGAGTTTCTCTGTTCGATCTCCTCGCAAGACAGAAGATCCGCGAGGAAGGTTGATGAGTATATTTCTACCTTCTGGAATAAATGAGTGACCTGACGGAGTAGTAATTAATTCTCTAAATTTAGAACCCGATGCGTCATTGACCATTGCAAGTCCGCCTTTGTGAAAATCTGTTCCTTTTGCGTAGCCACCGACTTCTTGCACACCAGACGGCGCTTTACCGCTCGTTTTATAAGCGATTTTAATGATTTTTTCGTGGCGAGTATTTAGCATCTTTTCCCACTCATTCCGAGCTGATTGTAGTAGATTACGAACATCAGCCGCGTTCGTAGTAATCAACGCTTGTTTTTTTGGTAGACTAAGTGCATTCCAATCCCTAATCTTTAATTGACCATATGCAAGTTTTGAAATTAAATCTTTATTCTCAGCACGAAGTCTTTTCCATTCGGCCTCTTTTCTGTTGTATTCCAATATCTTGTCCGACCCAATTGCGAGACTATTTACTAAATCCTTGTTCTCCCCATAAAGCTTCTTGAGATCAACCTTTTGACCATTGAACAAAACGATCTTATTCTCACCATCTCGAACTTTTTGCAACAAGTCAGCATTATTAGCTAAAAAGCGAACAGGGTCAGGGTCGAAGGAATCAAATTTTTCAAGTAAAATATTGTCATCCTGAACTTTTTTGGTGAAATCTTTATCATCAATCGAAAACCGCTTTTTTAATTCATCAGGCACTTGATCCCAAACCCCAAGATCAACCAATGCTTGTCGAAATTCAGTGGTGGTTTTGGCTTCTAAGAATACATTTTTATTTTCTTCCGGAACGTCATTCCACCATTCCAACTCCTTAACTGCTTCTTTCAATCCATCCACGCCGTCCATTTTAGCAATGATAGACTTCTGCATTTTTTTCCGGTATCTGCTCCCAGATGCCCAGATCATCTAAAGCGGCTTTGAAATCATTTGTGGTTTCAGCTTGTAATAGAACATTTTTGTTTTCTTCTGGAACATTATTCCACCACTCAAGCTCTTGAATTCCAGCTTTGAGTTGATCTAATCCATAAAGCTCAGTGCTAATAGCTTTTTTCATTTTGTCCGGAAGCTCATTCCATTGTCCAATTTCCACCAATGCCTTTGCCAAGTCTTCGGTGTTCTCAGCATTCATGATTAAATCTTTTTCCGCTGGATTCAACAAATCCCATTTTTCAAGTTGTTTGTAAAGATTAACTACATCTCCAGCTTCTGGAGTTTTAACATAGAGTTTCTTCTCTTCGTACGTTAGACTATTCCATCTTTTTGAACTAGTAACCGCATCAGCCAGAACTTCTTCTGCGTCGGTTGTCAGGTTTGCTTCTTTAGCTATGAATTGAATTTGTTTCCAGCCATTATCAGTTTCTGTCATCTCAGTCAGTATTTGCGGAAGATTAGAATGCACATCCATTGTTTTGTCATCGACGATCATATTGTTCCAAGCCTCGCCAGCTTTGGTCGATTCGTCAGCTAGAAGTTTTAAATCCTTTTTCATCTTAGCTGATTCGACACCCACTTTATCAGATGATGTACCAAAACTATCTACTATCTGTTTATTTGCCGCTTTAGTTGAATCTGCATATTGATTGCTGCTTAAAATAATACGACCATTTGAAACATCAATTTCATTGGCCAGTTCCGGATATTTTTTTTATAATATCTCCAATTTTTTGTTCAAACGGGGTCAATGCGTTTTTTTTGTGCTTCGTCATATACCTTCATAAGATTTTTTACTATTTCGCTATTCTTCCCGTAAACATCCGTTAGATTTTTTTCTAGAGTTTTTCTTTTTTTCTGCGCCATCATCAATAAGAGCTTTCCGCTGTTCAGCTAGAGATTTAACCCACTCTCGACCTTGATCTTTCGACGCTTTAGCGACATCCATTGTCATTGCTTGTTGAACTTTTTTTTCGTTCATTTTTATTCGCAATTGTTAGTTCAAGATATTTATTTAGTGAAGCAGATTCGATCTGCTCAATTTTCTTGACTTCAATAGCAGTCAATTCACGTTCATCTTTTTTTTGCCTTTGCCTTGATTTCCAATACCTTATTGTTATTGTTTTGAATAACCTGCAAAGTTTTTTGTATTTTCTCTTCTTCTTTTTTGAGAGCATCTTCAACGGGCTTTTGTGCATAATCTGGAATATCCTTTAATGCTTTTGTTGTGGCTTCAATTCTCTTTTTAATGTCCTTCTCTAATGAACTTCCAATCTTTTCAAATGACTTAACGACTTTATCAGATGAGCCACCGATCCCCGAGGCCATTAGCTCAAAATCACCGACCGCTTGAGTTTTTAAATTTTGCACTTTTTGAAGTGTCTGATCTGTCTGTTCACCAACATCAGAACCCCAACGTTTGGTACGCTGAGAGGCGTCCCAAACTTTCTCCCCCCAGATTTTCCAAGCCGCATAACCAAGTCCCACCGCGGCGGTAACACCAGCGATAGCTGGAACAAATCTAGCTAATGATAGACCAGCTTTACCACTATTTAAAACAATACTCTGTAACCCAGAGCTCGCTACATCAGCTCCTGATTTTAAACCTTTTATAGAACCGGCGGATTGCAAAGCGCTTCTACCAACTCGACTGGTTGCTATATCTGTTAAACTCATTCCAGATTCGAGCATTTTAGCAGCAGTATTTCCACCTTGAAATGCTAACTTTAATCGACTAATGACATTAATACCAGATGATGCAGTAGAGGCTAATGCACCAATTCCTCTAGCAACACCTCCGAACGCCATAATACTCGGTCCCGCCATAACCCCCGTCAGAGCTAGGGTGGTAATAAATTTTTTGTGTAGCCGGCGAAGCATCTGAAAAAGCTTTTGACATGGATTTTATCCCATTGATCACTGGTTCTGCTGACCGCAGGGCGCTATTCATTGCTTTCATGAAAGGTCCACCAATGTCAATTGCAACATCTACTATACGATTCTTAAAAATCTTCATTTGAGAATCGAAAGTTTTATATCTCTTGGTCGCCTCATTTGTCAACGCCTTGTTTTCTTTCCACGCTTTATTCCCCATTGAAACCGCACCAGAGAACACACCTGACGCATTTGCGGCACGCAGTAAGGAATCTCGCAATCGAACTTCCGTTATACCCATATCGTCTAGAACTTTGATCGCAGAGGTACCATGTTTTTTAGCATCTTTCAACCCCTCGATAAACTTAATAATAGCTTTCGAAGGGTCTGCTTTAAACAACTTTCCAAACTCTTCTCCGGTCATACCCGCGACGGTAGAAAAATCCTCTAGTGCAGTTTTGGACTTGTCTGCTTCTTTGTACCAAGATTTTAACGACTTTTCACTCATTCCCAAACTCTTCGCCATGCTTTTGAGTGGCTTTCCACCTTTGAGCACGGCTTCGCTAACATCTCCGATGGTGTATCCGGCTTTATTGGCAATTTGTTCCAGTTCGGTAAATGCACCTACACCCTTTTCAACGGCTAATTGCATTTTTACCATTACTTTTGAAAATGCCGATCCGCCCGCTTCCGCTTCAATACCCACAGAACTTAATGCGGCAGAAAGCCCGAGTATCTCACCTTCACTCATCCCGACTTGCTTACCTGCTCCGGCTAAGCGGAGACCCATTTCAGTAATCTCGCTTTCTGTTGTCGCCAGATTATTCCCCAAATCAACGATGACTGATCCCAATTTATCAAAATCCTTCTGGGACATTTGTGTGATATTTGCTAAGCGAGCAAGGGACGTTGCCGCGGTTTCGCTACTCATGTTGGTCGAAACGCCCATGTTAATCATGGTTTTGGTGAATCCAAGTACATTCGGAGTTTGAATACCCAACTGACCAGCCGCTTCGGCTACAGCGCTGATTTCAGTAGTCGACGCAGGTATCTCTTTAGCCATTTGACGAATACCTGTTTCAAGCGTCTTGTATGAATAGGTTACTTTCCCGTTTCTATCTACTACTTCATCTACTGTTTTTTTTACTCCAGTAAACGCAGTTTCAAAGTTAGCAGCAGCTTTAATGGTTGCGCCAATTCCCGCGGCCAACGGCAGTGAGAAGCGCATAGAAACATTCTTACCAGACTCCCACGCCTTATCTCCTACCTCTTTGAATTTTGTAGCAGTATTGGCAAGTGAGTTGCGCATGTTATCAAAACGAGGAGACAAGCCGCCGATTTGTTTTCCATAATTGTTCATTTTAGTTATACTTGTTTGAATCTCGTTATCCAATTCAACAAGTCTAGCTTTTTGATTTATATATGCACTAGAAGTTTTACCGGAGGTTTGAGCAATCACTTCTAGTTTCTGTCTTTCAGCTTCGCGAATTCTAGTTAGATCATTGATTTTTTGACCTAACCCTGCGTATTGGGTTCGGAGTGCTCCCATTTTGTTTCCAGCTAACGATTGTTTTTGAGCTGCTGCATCAGTCAGTCTAGTATTTGCTTGCATCTTATTGTTGAGTTCTTCAATGTTTAACTTCTCAACTTTCATAGCCGCTCCAGTAGCTTTCAATTGCTTCTCTAACATCGCTTGCTTGGCAACAGAGTTGTTGATATCTTTTGCTAAATTTTGAGCACGAACCGAAGCTTCTCCGTTGACAGCCACTTCTTCTTTATAAGCTTTCGTCAAATTGTCAATATGCTTTTGATTAATCTGTAAGGAACGATTGAGTCCATTGTATTGTGACTCCAACTTGCCCAATTTATTCCCTGAACTATCAAAAACAGCCATTTGAGCTTTCATCTGTGACTCGCTATTTTTAAGACTTCGCTTTACCTGCGTTAAGGATTTAGTGAACTTAGACGAATTTAAATCCATCTCGACGATCATCTTACCTAACGGTGTTCCAGTATTTGCCATTCGGTCAACCTCCTTTCTGTAACTGACCCACTAGGTCTGCTAATGAAACTACTTTAGGTTTGTCTTTCTTTGTTTCAAAGAGGGATAGTAGATGATAAAAATCAGCGTTATCAATCTCCTGATATGACCATCCGCTTGCGATCAGATCACGGTAAAGCTGATCGATATCTCGAAGTGCTTGCTCGTGCGTAATTACTTCCCCTCTGTCCCATCCTCCGAAGAATCTCCTCGAATCACTTGACCTAAAATAGAACCAAGTGTTTCCCACATTTTTTCGCCCCGCAAACCGTCTAAAATTGTATCTTGGGTAACTTCGTTGTTATCAAAAACACTCACGACAAAATCAACAGCTTCATCTAATAAAGCTATATCACTAGCCCCTTCTTTGTTCATATCAGCTTGAAGCTTCAAGCCATTTCTGACGTGTCGCGCTGAAATATAATCCTGCGTATAGGCTTTACTTTTTTTAGTTTTAGGGTTATAGAGTTCAAGTTTTATCATTTAAAAATCTCCTTTTCATCAAAATAAAAAGCCCCTTAGCTAGGGGCTCTATTTAATTAAGCGGCAGGGGTTTCAGAAAATGTATAAGCCTTTAGCTTCTCAACTTCCTCTTTACCTACAGCCATACCGAACGAATATCCATCATCGTTCGCTACACAATTCATTTTCAGCTTTTCTGCCTCTGGTTCGAAAGCTTCATCTGTACTGGTTTTGAGCGACAAGTCTTCGCGAGAAAATCGCCCGCGGAACAAAGCAAACGCAACAGGTTCTCCCGCTGAATCTTCGCTTTCAAGTAAAGTAGCGCAATAGGGCGGCTGAGTTTTGTCGCCTACGGCAGTGAAGCCCATTTCAGAGTTTTTAACCCACCCTAAAATGTCATTCTGCATTGCACTTGGTACATCTAAAATACTAAGCTCCAGTTGCAGATCACCGACCCCTTTTTGGGAGACATAGTATGCAACATTTGACGCAAATACCTTTTTAGCTTCGGACGAAAGCCCAGTGATTTGTGCCTCAGTCGTACCACCTTTCCCTTGCTTCCCTTCAACCACATGCTTACTTACAAGTTTCCCTACTTCGTCTAATACAGCTGTAGTAGCACGTTTAAATCCGACAGTAATTGCCATTAATATTCCTCCTTGTACAAATTAAAAGGTAGACCAGAGTACCTTCTCGAATCTACGAATCTCTTCGTTTCATCAAAGTAGGCATCTAATCCACCCATCTCCTGTTTGATATTTATTTTTTCTAAAATGTTTCTTACTCGCGACTGAACCACTTTAATCTTTTTTCTTTCCGAACCTTCGACATCAATTTGTAATGATACTCGTTCGACGCTTGGGGAATCACTTTTATAAACGTCCTCTCGCGGCGGTTCCAATAAACTAATGCGCATAAATGTTTGTTTGGTGTTTAAACTTTCAGGAACAGAATAGAACTTTATTCTATCCTCACAAATTCCCTGAATAAGTTCATCGGCCGTGAAAAGTTCATATACCTCATCTAATATATCAATCATAGATTACGCCTCAACTCCTGCTCGACAGCCGTCTCATATACTTCCTCGGTAGCTTTAATTGTACGTCGAATTGTTCCAATTCCGGCAGGGCTGATGCGCCTACCGACTTTTGTATAACCGAACTCATTTAAATGTATAAGACGCCATCGATTTTTAGAACCATTCCATCCCAATTTAAGACGCTTGACCCCTTGTTGACGTCTCGGAACACTAATCACTATTTCGTCACGCGAAGCTCCCGTGTCCGCCCATTCGTTAAAAGCGGACTTCATTTCCTGTTGAACAACCTCCCCACCCTTCAAAAGAGCTTGAGTTGTTATTTTATTTAATTTCGCATGGCCAAACTGCTTTTCAAGTGAGCGGATAATTTGGTCGGTACCAGTTATTTTAATACTCATAAGCACATAGTACCTATAATCTTTATATAATTACGATTTTCCAAATCGACAGATACACTTTGAACCTGATAAGATTCACCTGACACATACGGAGCATCTAATTGAAAATAATGCTTATTACTAGGATGATAATCTCCAACCGTGTCCCGAATTTGAATTGTAATAGATTTTGCAACATCAATTCCTTTACTACTTAAAGTCTCCATATCTTTTGATGACGGATTATAGGCATTCGCAAAACATTCAAAAATAACCCTCTTCTCAACCTCTCCGGGTTCAGGATTATCTTTAGGCATATATTCATAAAACCTAACAGGGGTCTTTAAATTGAAAGCGCCAACCATTGGAGATCGATATTTAAACTCTTTCATCTATACTCCTCCTTCGTCCGATTTATACGTTTCAAGTGAAACTTCTAATAAGAGATTTTGGAAGTTGCTGTTGAAATATTCAAGGGCATCGTTTCGAACGTATCGAGTGCGTTCAAAAACAAGCTCCAACCCTCGTCCATACTTGAGTGGGTCAAACTCCCCGATTCTATCAACTATCGCTAAATATGACAAATATAGCTGATCTCGGATAGCTGAATCCTCTGAGTTATGAGAAATTCTATTACGTTCTTTAAAGCTCAATAAAACCTCGGTTGTCACGACCCTATCTTTACTTAACATCTTTATCAGTCATTTTTTTAATTTCTACAGGTTTAATATAACCATCTCCAAGTTTTTTAACGATCTCATTTGCTCGTTTCGCCGTTAATTTGGCTTCTGTTCCGGGTTCATAAATGACATCTTTTTCAATATCACGGAACCTTTTATTTACTTGATAATCTGGCATTTGTTATCCCTCCTCACGCTTCTGGCGTCGTTTCAGCTATCTTCAATGTCCATACAGCTGTGGCTTTAATATCTTTGGCCATTCCATAAACAAATTGTTTGGCAACATATAACTCAAGGTCTTCAAGAGCCAATGTTTGATCAAATTTCATCAGATTAACACCGCCGCCAAGGTATGCGTCATAACGTTCTTCAACAAATGTTACAACCTCCCCTTGTGTCTGCGCCTCCGATTCTACAATGTCTAAGTTATATGGCAATGCGGTGACATAGGCTCCATTTGCATTTAAGAAAGTATATTGAGTCTTAATGTCCCAAGCGTCCACAGGGTTGACCACCATAACCACTTTTCCGCCGACAGCCAAAGGTTTTCCATTTTCTTTAACCGAATGGTATTTAAAAACTGCCGTTAACTCTTTGACCGTTGTTTTAGAATCATCGAAAGTGAGTGTTCCTTCTGGATTTTTTTTCGGATAAGTAGTCACACCACTAGCTGTCGTACCATTGTTAATATCACGATCGAGTCCGACGGGTTTCTCCTTACCATCACCATTCAAAAAGGCAGCTTCTAGCGCTACAGAAAATGCTTCCTGAATTTGAAGTCGAACAAAACTTTCAATCCAAGCGGGTCCGAAATCTTTTAAATCTTTTGGAACTACAACAAAAGCCGTTAGTTTATTTGAGATACTTTCTTCTTCGCTGAAAGTCGCATCCAACTGACCTTTAATTTCTCCAAAGATTTTACCCCAGACCGCAACCCCACTAGTTTCAGATTTTAAAAACTTAAGACGTAAACCAGCGTTTTTTAATCCGATTTTAGATAGTAGCGGATGTTCAGATACTAAATCCTCGAAAATATTGTCAATTGTTTCTTGAGGTAGCAGCGTTTCATCTTTATAGCCAACCTCTTTATTAATTTCATTAAAGAATTTGCGTTGTCCAGCCGAAAGTTTACCATCAGCCGCCGTACCGATTGCGTATCTCTCAGCTTCATCTCGAGCCGCTTCGATTGCAGAAGTTTTCACACCTTCAGCAAGACTGTCGATCATTTCTAAATACGCATCTCCTTGTTTATCATGGTCATTATTATTCTTCATTGTGTTAATGAAATTTTGTTTAGCTTCTTCAAATTTTTTTCATTGCTTCACTGTTTAATTTCATTGTCATTCATTTTCCCTCCATTTTTAAGTATTAAAAAAGAACCTCTCAAAAGTATTTTTCTCTACTCCTTTAGGTTCTTCTTTTTCACTAGATACTTCCGATTCATTTATCCACTCTTGCAACGTTTTACCTTCGATAATAGTTTCATCACAAAGCTTAGCGATTGCTTGATTTACAGCATCTTTAATAGCACCTTCTGGAATCTCTAAACTAACCTTTTTGTTTTGCTTGAGATCGCTCATCTTATTAATAATTTTAGGTGATAAAAGTCCGCTACCAGCGTTCGCTACAAACTGCATCGGCTGTTCACCAAGTTCAAACATGATTTCATCAACAAACCCTTTTTCTTTAGCTTCGTCTGCTGTAAGCCAAGTCTCGCTATCCATCATCTGTAAAATCTCATCTTGAGAAAGATTAGTCTTTTGAACATAAGCGTTTGAAAGTGCTAAGTTAGCCTTTTCTAAAATTTCACTGGCTTTATTCATATCATGGTAATCTCCACCGGCTCCCATTGACACATTATGAATCATGATTTGACCTACAGGTGAAATTCGTGTAATATCACCCGCCATTGCAATAATGCTCGCCGCACTTCCTGCCATAACAACATTGACAGTCACTTTTCCTGGATACAACCTCAATGCTGTATAAATCTCATTTCCAGCATCGACTAAACCTCCATAAGAATTTATAGTAACCTCCAATGGTTCATTGCCAGAAAGCTCATTCAAAATATCCTTTGGCGCAGTACTCTCCATTTCAAATTCATCATAAATCCATTTATGACTATTAGAAACAATAACTCCTTTAACGTTTAGCTTCTTCAAATTTCATCACCTCCTTCATCCGATTGATAGTTCTTAGTCAATATATAGCGATCAAGTTCACTATCATCAGATCGTTCATAACCAAACATTTCACGAACTTCATTTCGATTGAAAGCTCCGGACGCAATCAATTTGTCAGCAGCTTCTGCACTTTCAAGAGGAGACCCTTGATTCACAATCTTTATTTCTTGACCCTCGATGAATTCTTGTGGCGTAAATAGCTTAGCGTTCATTTCGTCTTGTATTTTATGAACAAAATTCCGTTTACAGTATCGATCAAATGCCTTCATACTATTACTCAAATCCGCCATCTCACCGTGAATCAAACTTGGAGGTATACCTAAAATTTTAGCAACATCGCTAACAACAGATTTTTTCAAGTTCGTCAGCTCCTCGATAGACTGTGTGGTCATCGCTCTTGTGGCTCCGAGTTCCTGATATTCTAGCCCTTGCATTTGTGGAACAATAGCAACTGAACTTTTGTTAAACACAGCATACAGCTTGTTAATGAAGCTTTGTAGTTTTTCTTGCTTCGCATCGTCAAAAACTTGACCAGTTCCAACTTGGACTATACCTCGTAACTGATAGTTTCGTAATTGAGCATTAATCATGCGACCGAACATCTCACCATAATCGTCAAACAGGCCATCTAAAAACTGTGACAATTTTGCGTTTCCATATTCCAAATATAAAACATCAGACATTTTAAAACTGCGTTTAAACTCATAGTTTTTTACGACAACCTCACTAAAAACATCATCAAGTAGGGCGTATTCTTTTCTATAAAAATCGTCTGCGATTAAAAAATCATCGGTGTCTGATAGGATAATCAAACACTCTCCATCATAAATCAACTTATAAATAACCTTTTCCCAAAAGCTGGTTGCGGACTGGTCACTATTAGGCCGCACATTTAATTTGTAATATAAGTCCTTTTTTATGACTTTATTCCCATTCCTGACTTGAAAATCTGACTGTGCAATTGATCGGCCTAGAAATTGAATACAGGTATCGAGAGCCAAGCGTTTCAAATATGCGCGCTGTGAGGTATCTTGTAACATATCGAGATCAAACATCCATTCGATCTCTTTATTTTTTTTCAATCGATCGAGAATAAATCCCACTGTTTCACCTCCTTCTGTTAAAAATCAAGTGCATTTAAGAAATCCAAGGCCTCGCTATAATCTGTATTCACAATCTCATCTGCACGATACATAGCATGAACGAAAGCTTGAAATCCATCAGTCTTTCTCCTGACTTCATCTTTCTTCAAATATTCCTTATTACCGTCATGTTTAATATGAACAAGAACATTGTTTGTATACCAGCGCATAAGCGGATTATTGTCAAAAATGATATGATGATTTGCAAACGCACTTTCGATGCGAGGCGCAAGCAAACTGTGAATAGCTCGAGGATTTCTGATAATTTCGATTTCAAACCCTTCTTTTTCAAGCAGTGGTCGCAAAATATCCATTTTAAAATTATCCGCGACGATCTTTTGAACACCGTATTTTTTCCGCATCTCAACAAACCAATTCACAACATGCGTCGGATTGATTGAAGGTTCATCAACGACAGTCAATAAGCCGCTTTCTTCCCATTCTCGAATTGGAGCAAATTTCTGCTGTTTCAACACGTCATCTTTTTTCGAATAATTATAATAGATGTCTGCAAAATGCTTTCGAACAAATGAATGTGTTTTAAACACATAATCATCGTTGTTTCTGAATAACAGACCACATGCTGCAAAGTCTCGAATGCTTGCGAAGTCTAAACTCCCAATACAACTTGATTTTGAAAGATTGGGAAATGGTCGATTTGTAGCCAATATTTCTTCCCAGGTTGCGACGCTACGTTCTAAGTTTTCAACAGGCAGATTCATTCGCTTTGTCATGAATTCTTCGCGGTTCGAAGGGTCTTCAATTAAGTCTTCAAATTCTTCAAAAACTGTATCAAACAATATTTCAGCATACTCAGAATGCGGTTTTGAAAACATCGGGTTAGCTAATTCCCAGTTTCCTGGCTCATTAACTTGTTCTTCATTATCTAGTTTACAAATAAATGGAAAAATTGAATTAGGTCTAGCTTCACCTTCCAACACTTTCCTAGCTTTTTCCTTCATACCGTCCAAAAAACCTTCACGAATATATCCATCGGTTCCAATATAAAATTCACGTGGATTTTTACGTTTACCCAACCCGCTTATATGAACCTTCACATCTTGATTACTCAAATATTCATGTATTTCATCAAAAACAACAGCCCCATCACGAAGCCCATCCTTTGTATTTCCATTTGATGTTCGATATTTTAAAATTGATTTCGTAACTCTCGATTCAATTTTTGCTTTTTGATTTAAAAAAAGCTTTTTTCAAAGGTTCAGCGTTAAAATCTATCGCGTTATACACTTCTTCAAAGCTTGTCTTTGCTTGTTCTTCAGAGTTTGCGACAATAGATATGTTGTATTCAGGGATACCATGCAACTCGCTTATTAAAAAATGTGTGACAACAGATATTAAACCGTTCTTACCACCACCGCGCCCAAGCATCCATAAGAATTTTCTATAAAAAGCTTTTTTGTTTTTTTTTGTGGAACAAGAAGATAAAAGCAATTAAGAATTTTTGAAATGATTGTAACGGAAAATACCACTTTTCACCAAAACGAATGCAGTCTTCAATCATTTGATCATCAAAAAAGAGGTCATCTCTAGAAAGGATGTCCTCTTGTAAATAGCGAATTAATTGTTTCCGCTCTTCATTGAATTTTATTTTTCCCATTTCGTACTCTTTTATATAAGCATCTACATATTTTTGTTTTATCATGTTAAATCACTTGCCGCATAACTCTGTTTTACAACTTCCTTTGGGGGCGGAAGACTAGCTTCTAGGTCTCGCCCTAACGCAATCAACGAAGTGTTGATTTTATTCTTTTCAGCGATTGCCGGATTTGGTTTTAGGAAGACTTGTGTTGCGTTGATTGTCTCAACCATTACACCTTTCTTCTCGATTGATTCATCAAGCATATAAAAGATTTTTAGCAGATTGATATAACGATCCACTTTTTCTTTACCAACATCGCTTTTTTTGTCTACTTTTTTGAGCAACTCTTTTTTAATTTTATCAGCGTCCACCTGACACACCTCCCTTTCGCATGTAAAATTAATCATTTTTCCAGACAGAAGACCCCCACACCGTTCCCAGAGCCAATTTTAAATCGCAAAGTTTTGACCCGGGGTGCTACCATTTTTCATCTGTCGCCCATTTATTTTCCTTTTTTATAAATCGATTGTGTTTTTGGTTATGGCATTTTATACATAATGTTTCGAGGTTGTTTAGCTCCAGTCCTAGTTCAGGGTAACGTTCTAGGTCTTTAACGTGATCAACATCGAGCCGTTTACGCTTAGTCACTAACGAAGGTGCTTGATCTATAAGCACCTTGCCATTTCGTTTACACTCTTGACACTCATAATTATCCCGAGTTAATGCAAGCTTTCGAACAACTTTCCATTCGTTAGATTTATAGAAGGTTACGCGCTCTTGCTTTGTCAACATATATCTCACCCAATCAATAGACGGATTATTCTTCTAAGTTTTTATTAAACTCTCTAATATATTCTTTGGCTAGAATCTTTTGTACTTCAAATACAGTATCAACATCTATCTTCTCAACGTCGATACCAATCTTTTCTAAGTATTTTTTATTACTGTCAGAATGAAGAATGTTATGGAAAACAGAAAATAATATAGCGGCCACTTCAAAGTTAGTCAACATAGATTCTGTGCATAACTTATACATTCGTTCTTGCACTACATCTAAATCCTTATTTTCTTTGTGCTCTTTGAGCACATCAAACAGATTCTTTTGATTCACACATTTCACCCTTTATCTTGTGTTATCAATATAAAACGACCCCGCCTGTTCCACATCGTTGAGAGGTGCGCGGGGTTTTATTAAGGAACGTGCATATCATACGTAGAATTTGAGTAACAGCATACAACCTATAACCATAATAATTGAGAAGTTACCTGCTACCCAAATTCCTCATGCTATCATAATATCATCATTTTACCCCTCAAAACGGGCAACAAACGGGCAATTAATATCCCAATCTTTTACCGATTTCAAGTACAATTCTCCGATTCTTTCTTCTTGCTGTACTCTCATCCATATTTAACTTACGAGCTATCCACACCCAAGTAGGTTTACTCCTATCCCAATATCGAAACTGGATTAACTGCTTTTCTTCATCAGATAGTTTATTGAACACAGATTCAAGCGCTAATATAACTTTCTGCATTCTTTCGATCTGTCTATCCATTTGTAACAATAAAGCCCGCTGTTCAGTCGGATTGCTTATCATACCACTAGAACCGCCGCCGATATTATCATCTCGAAATTCTTGGAACGATGAACCAGTCACAACGTTTATTCTGAGCTGCTCCAGCTCTTTCTTCGTTGAATGATAGAATCTGATCTCATCTTCAATACTTTTATATTGTGCTGTTCGTAATCCTTTGCTCACTCAATCACTCCCTCAGCAAATTCACAATAACCACATATAATAGAAGAGACACAATAGTAGACTCGAAGTCTAACAATCCGACAAAATACAAACCAGTAGTAGACAACGCGCCTAGTCCTAGAACTAAATAAGCAATTAAATTTAAAACCCTACTCATCTTTTTTCACTCCATTCAATCAGATCGTTCAAATAATACTGAGCCTTTTTTAAATCTTCTAAACCATTCTTATGTTCAAAGCGGGAAATATACTTAATAATATTACCAATTGCGTACGACGGATAATCAGATACCTTCGCTTTAATATAATCCAATGTTTCAATTCCCCCAGTGTTATAATGTTCTGGATGATTGACAGTATCATTACCTATTTCTATTCCAGTTTTAGAAAGTTGATTACGAACATTTCTCCAATTCTCATTTCCTGTATCTCTTTTCTCCATCTCCACACTCCCTTGAGTAGCAGCTCATTTTTTTTTGATCCACACCTATTAGTCATTTTCGGATAACAGATCAGAACGCATTTTTAATTTTTGATAACCCAATATGCATTAGGGCAGGAGAGTCCAATTTTGGTCGGACATTTTTGACTAACCAATACGTAGTTTCATTTCAAAATAAACCCAACAAAATAATCATCAAAACTCAATTCCGACCCAAAACAAGCCAAATCCGTTCTCCCACAACGCCTCCCACTCTTTCAACTCATACGGTTACCAAATCGATTTTCAAAAGGTAACCGTGAAACCCCTACGGGCAGAAGGCGGTTACCGGTTACCAAAAAAATCGCCAAAAAAATATTTTTTACTAGTTACTTCTCAACAATATAAATATATATACTTTTTTAAGAGATATAATGGTAACCGGTAACTTTTGAATAAGAAACGGGATACCCTCGCCGTTTATCGAGGTTACCAAATCGAAAAAATTCTGGTAACCGTTTGGTAACCGGTAACCCACCGAAATCTCGAAAGTCATTCTGCCGCAACAGTTTGATAGATTTTAGCAGTTTTTCCGTTAATTTTTTTTTGGTTTTATTTCCAATTGGTGAACATCTTGTATGGTAGATTTCAAAGCACGGGCACTTAAGACGTTTAGTCCATTTTCTTCCGCCCATTTTTCGTATTCTTCGAAAACTTCTGGTGCACGTTTGCCGATGATATCATCTTTGGTGAGATCGAATACAAATTCTAATGTTGTGTCATTCTCCTCGTGGTATCGTCTATTGTAGTCCTCAACGATTTTAGCGTCTGTGAACTTCTCATTCTTATAAAGTCTAAAATAAGCCTCTACAACTAGTTTAATCCAATATTGTAGCGCTTTTGGTGTTGTGATATTAGAGATAAATCGTTTGTCCTTTTTTTTGACCTTTGTAAACATCGGCATCCAGACCACACGACGTTTATACGATTCACCTTTTTCAAAACTCTTGAGCACGTGATTTGAAGCAAAGATGAGCGTAGGGGTTAACTCAACGGAGTTGGCATTCTTGTACAATTTTCGCATCTCCACAAAGTCGCAAGTTGAGATGTTTTTCAAGATTTTCATTTGCTCATTATTGATCGGCTCATCTTGGATATCATCACCTAAATTCGTTAATTTCCCCTGCAAAACGTTGAAATATCGTTCGTCAGTCATGTTCTTAATCGATAGTCCTGAACAGTTTTTCTGATTTAAAATAGACCTTATGATAGAAAGAAGTGTCCCTTTTCCGTTCCCACCCGAACCAATTAAGATGAAGAACTTACCCATCATACGTTTGACCTCTTTATCCACAATCAAGCAATGTCCCATCATTTCGAGCACAAATTTTTTGTAGTCCTCATCTGAATTCGTCAAATGGTCGAGATATTGTTCTACTTCTTCAACTGGTTTTGTATCTGGATCATATTTGATCGGGATACTGTAGGGTGTAAAATCTGTATAATCTACCTCAATAAACTCTCCGTCCCTTAAAATGCCGTTTTTTAGTTTAATATCGAACGTATAGTCATCCGGTATCAATTTAGAACGCAGATTCATTTGTTCGATGACTTCGCGAACATAATTCGTCTTCTGGCCTTCACAGTAGCTAAAAACCATCCTAGTCATTTTATCTTCATCGTTGATATACTCTTTTCCGTCAAAATAATATAGACTCCCTGAATATTTGACAATGCGCTTTTCTTTCATAATCAGATCGGCAATCGCCGCTTCACCGTCTTTAATTGCTTTGATCTCTATATCACGAGTCAAAGTTTCCATTTCGTCTTCCGGAAGTGGTGTTGCGAAAATGGCTTGATTGATGAAAATAAGCATCTTAGTCCAGTTATTTAAACTAGTGATATAGCCTCGATGTTTAAATAATGCCTGATTGCGTCCGTCACCTTCGTCCAACCCTAACAATTCACTGGCTTTTCGAAGAGGTTTAAAAAAGTTCGGAAGTTCTTCACGTATACCTTGATTCATAACCTCTCTAGCCTTTCCGTTGCGCTTGACAGTGATGTCTTTTGTATTCTTGATATGTTTGTACTCGACTTCAAAACCAAGCCCACAGATGCTCTTAGCGGCTCTAAAACCGTCTGGTTTTTTGAAGTAAAAATGAGCACCTCGTTCAGTCCATACAATCTGTGTTTCAATTCTAAAGAAGCGGATTAATTCATTAATTTGATCGCGATTGAGACAATCAATATCAATAATCAAGTCACTATCTGTTAACAAATAACCTGCGTCATCGAAATATTCGAGGCTCTCGGAAACGTCTGCGTCTTTTTTCGCGTGTTTCTCACCGTTTAAAAATTCAACATACACACTTATTCCCACCTCTCAATCCTTGCTTTTGCTAATTCGTAATAGAAGTTTATGTCTATTTTTTGACTAAAGTTTTCCAGTTTCTCACATTCATCATTCCAGATCAGCATTTTTTTCTGGCGTATCCGGAAAACGAACTAGCCCATCATCTTGTCTTTTTTTTATAAAGTGTAACGCCGTTTTTTTCGAGTGGCAAAAATTCGATTGATCTTGTTGTATTGAACGTCATTTTCATCAAATGTCCCTTTAAACGTTCCGCCTGCTTGCAGTATATATTGAAAGAGATGTGGTTTATCCAAATTCTCTTGAATCGTAGTTAATACATGTTGACCATTTACAAGATGTTCCACTAAACAGATATCAGCGATACGAATACTGTTGTTTTTAAAGTATTTGTCCTCGTGAAAGCGGTTCACGTCTCCACCCTTCGTTTCAATTTTTCCATTTCGGACAGCGAGATAGTTATTGACATTGTTTTGAATCCATGTTTCAAAATTTTTCTCTTCAAGAGTTAAATTGAAATCCTTTTCCCATTGGTTCCAAATCTCCAAATAATTATCATTGGTCGTCGTAAATGCAACACCATCTGTATTAATATTGACAAGTGTCACAAAAGGCGCTAGACGTTTACAGAGTTCATATAAAGCGATCTGACCATAGATACAAACTGATAACGCCGCATTTGGATTATTTAAAAGGGAGTATTGATTGTTTAGATTTCCGTAAACGGAATTTAGAACCAGTTTGAGTGCGTCGGATAACGCTTCATCAGTGTGTTTCACTTGAATTCGTTGTTCTAATATCTCTCTGTATTTCTTTGATGCAGACCCCAGAACATCTAAATTCAAAATAATATGTGGGTACATACTCGCTACGTCCAGTAATTTGACGTTTTCAAACTTTTTACGGGATGTGTTTACACCGTGCAATCCGCCAAAGCCAAATTCAATTGAACAGCCGAACTCCCGAATTACTGTTTTCTTTTTTTTTACGTGATTTATCCATCCACATATCGACCACTTCTTGAGGAACCAGTTTTAACATCTCATAGTCACCATTTGAATCATACTCACCTAACCTGATATCTGACCATTTCGGTAAAGGTTTTTCTAGTAATATGTTTGCACTAATTGTCGTTGTATTCCATTTCATCGCTTTTCCGTGGAACTTTTCAGGGAGCATTCTAACTAGACGTTCTTTGACATTGAAATAGTTATATTCACGAATTTTATAAACGTCAATTGTTGTGTCAACATCATAGCAACAGTATTCGATGACTTCTTGTAGTTCTTCATCCGTCAATTTCCGATCGATCGTGAAATCTATACTTGATTCTAAAATCATCCGCCCCATATTACCCTCGATTTTTTTTAAACCTGGTCGGGAGACATCTATCTGTTGAAAACAGTCGAGTGAGTCGATAGCATGGTGAACATTATTTACCTTTTGTTGAGAGATCAACTTGTCATTTAACTGTTTAATTTGATAAGGTGTATATCCGTTGATCATACCTGTTAAAATCTTGTCATCATAAAAATAGTTGTTATACCCGACTAATTTATGGGATTTTACAAGCTCCAAAACACCTTCGAAATCATTGTGAAATATCTGCACAACTTTTTTATTTTCATCTTTGAAAACAACGAGAGAGTCTTCTTTAAATACTTCAATATCGTAGAATAATAGTGGTTTCAATGCTTCACCCCTTTTTATTCAAGGGCGGACTTTTGTCCACCCTCAAGTTTTCATCACTTATTTCTTTTTAGCGAGCGGTTTGATTTCTGGATAGATGAATTTACCGAAAGCGGCTTTCACTTCAATCATGATTTCTTTACCAACAAGCTCTTCTTTATCTTCAACAGGGATCCCGAACTTCTCTTCGAATTTTTCGTACTGTTTTGTTTGTTTTTGAGGATTTTTGAACCATTGCTTTAACGTTTCCATATAATCTGAATAGTTCATGTTACTTTGGTACGTTTGTCCATCATATTCGAATTTGATGTGAATTCCGATGCCGTCATCATCGACCCCGGTCACCGTACTTGAAATGATCTGACCGACCATATCTTTATCAAATTTCGCAATTTGCTCAGACTCCCACAAGCTGTTGAATTTATCATAAGTGTAAACATCCTTTTCAACACCAACCGCAGAAGGTAGATTATCAAAGGTCACTCCGAAGTATTCTTGACACCACTCTTCGACTTTCTGCGCCTTTTCGTCACTTGGAACAAACTCCCCTTTATCTGCGTCATAAACGTTTTTATTGAAAATAACTTCTCGCAACTCTCCACGTTCCATATCAACAAATTGAAGCGTTGCTTTACCGTCCTTCAAAATCACTTCTACCAATTCCAATTGCTCTAATTTTTCACCGTTTGCCATATTTACTTCTCCACCTTTTCAAATTTAATATTGTTTGTTTCCATAAACATTTCTAACATGCGTGCATCTTTAGGGTTGTTGAGTGTATAAATGTACTTCGTAGCTTGAAGAATCTTCGTTTGCTCATTAAAAGTCACTTTTTTATTACTTTCCAAAAGTGCGTGCCTGTTTTGTACCGCTTTGACGCTGATAGCTAAGTTTTGTGTAGCTTGATATTCTGCCAAAACTTCATCTGAATGATCCATTAGCTCGATTGCAGAAAGGTCTTCTTCCACTTGAGTTAACCATTTGACCATCGCCGCTTCGACTTTCGTCAATGACATAGTTTTGTTCAAATATTTAGGCTTTAGAAAGTCGTCAAAAGTGAACAAATTTTTGAAGTCATACATTTGAATCCGCTTATCAAAGATCGCTTTAACAGAAATTTTCTTTTCATCTCGCTCAGCTTCTTCAAGTTCTCTAACCTGCATACGAACCTTCTCGTCTGCGCTTTTAACGATATTTACAATCTCCTTGACCTGTGATTCAAACGTTTGATAAGGAATCAACATTTCATTTTTAATTTGAATCCGCTGACTTTCGAGTTTTTTAACCTCATTGTTGACTGCTGCTAGTAATCGTTTCGAATCTTTAACGTTTTCTTCGGTGACTTTGACATTGTCGATATGAGAGGCTAGAATCATAGCACTATTTTTGATTTCATCAAACCCATTGAACTGAATGCTCCCTCTTTTAACAATCGGATTCTGAATTTGAATTTTCGGCAAGCTCTCTGTCAATCTCATCACCATCCTTCAAAAATCCAATGGCAGATACATTGCCTTTTTGTGATTCTAACCATTTTGCTACGGTACCATTTTCTTCATTTTTAAATTCTACAAAAGATGGCAGTCCAATGATTGAGGTGAACTCAATAGCCTCTTGTAGATCGCATGCGAATCTCGAAAACTGAACCTTGCTACATGTTTCATTCAAGAGTAGCAGCTCTTTTGTTGTAATCATTTATCATCACTTCCTTTCAATAAAATCGTTCACTTTTATGCAACTCAATGAGTCGACTGTCTTTCGAACGTCTGTGCGTATAATAAAATGTTTTACAATCTTTGGTGCTTAGATGTCGCTTTCCGCTAATAAATGGGTCATAGCCACGATTCGCTTGTTTTCTGATTGCTTCAAGTTTTTTATCATCATGATTGCTTTCAATAAAAAAATAATCATATTGCCTTTTTTGGCGCATGTTTTAATGAGCTTGTATCAGTAGCATAGATGATATCCTTATTGTTCTTCCTCCATGCAAACCCTTGTGTTATAACATTGTGAACACATTCAAACGGTAGAAATTCATAATTTTGCAACTCAATGGGGTAACCGTTATTGCTAATAATATCCACACCGTACGTTTGAGCAACTTCATAATTGGCTATAATTTTGATTTTTGGGAATAATTCTTTTATACGTTTTAATGTTGATGGTTTAATATGATCGCTATGAATGTGCGTTAACAATAAATAACGTATTTCATACAATCGAGCTTTGATTTTTTGAAAAGGTACACCACAATCGATCATGACATCTTCTATGATGACACAATTTCCTTTACTGCCCGATGAAACAATTTCATAATTAATCATGGATGAGCTTCACCTGCGATCTTGGAATCCAAAATGAGTCTTGCATGTCTCCGATTTGGATTATTCCACTATCTTGGACTTCGACTATGCTCCCTTTTTTAATTTTGTTGATCATTCTTCATCAACTCCAATCTATTCAATTCTGACCATAAATAATCGGAAAACTGGTTAACTCTCATCGTTAACATCCTGAGTTCATTAATTGATCCTACCCTGGCCGCTTGTAGGTCAAAGCCTATCCGCTGGGTTTCATTTTTAATAATCTCTAACTTGTGTTCCATCTAACTACTTCCTCCTATCCTTATCTGACCGCAAAATACTTAAAGTAATCAAAGTTGAAGAAGTCAATAATGCAATATAAAAAAGTGTTTCCCAACCGTTCATTTAATCCTCTCCTTTAAGGACAAGCTCTAACTGCTTCTTGAAAGTTTTATCCTCAATCTCATAAATTTCATAAAACATATAATGCGAACCATAATCAAAAGTGGTCACACCGTTTTTTGTCCACAGTCGCACATAATAAGGCTCAAAGTTGTTTAAGTTCCACCAATTGAAAATTGATTGTTTGGCTTCTTCAAATGTCGCATATGTCCCATGTATATTATGTGACTTGGCGTGGTTATCGACCCAATGTACTTGGTATTTCATTCTTGTACCTCCTTATAAATATCTAGAACACCATCTTTTTTGGGCAAGATAACGCCTGCTGAAACGACATCTACAGTTATTCCTCGAACACCTTCGTCGTCGTCTTTAACCGTGATAGCGATCATTTGATCGTCGTTGTATTGCTGGATAATGACTAGATTAGCTTTTTTTATATTTTCACCTGCTACATTCTCAAATTGATCTAGACCTGACTGTAAAGTTTTAGAAATTTCTTCCAACGTATCGAATTCTTTCATTCCTACTTCACTCCTTCCAACAGCTCCGGATTTTGCCATTTGTTTCCGATAACTTCTAGTTCGTTTAACTCACTCCACAAATTAATTGATTCGCGTCTCT